GAATCAATCTGCTTAATTTCATTACTAAGATTTAGCAGTTCTTCTTTCAATTGATCCATACCATATTCTACTTCTGTAATATTCTTTGTCTTATCCTCTACAGTCTCACACTTAAAATCATTCTGAATGACTTGCTTACATGTAGGACAGTTATCATGGCTATCAAAGAATGTGATATCAGCTTTCAACTTTCTAATCTTATCAATCAACTGTTGTTCAAGAATAAGAAGTTTCTGATGTTTGTTACGAATCTTTGTTTCATCATCAATGCTTCTAAGTTGTTCACCTATTTGCTGATCTTTAGCTACGATCTTGAATGTTTCAAATTCAAGAGCGGCATCAGTCAGAAGAATTTCTTTGTCAATCTTTTCTATTTGTTCAACGGTATTATCACGCATCTTAGATGCTAGTAAATTCTCCATCTTAATCTTTTCAGATGTGAGATTGTAGTTATATTCTGCCTGTTGAAGTGCCTTATTATTTTCGACAATATCATCTTTAAGCAGAGAATTCATTGTAGAGAAGATTTGAATATCCAAAAGGTCTTCAATAACTTCTCTACGTGCTTGTGCTGCCAACTGCATAAAAGGAGTAAAAGATGCAGAGCCTAACACAACTACCTGACAAAAAGACTTATGGTTCAACTTGAGTATCTGTGTCTCAAGAATTTCCTGATAGTCCTTCGATTCAGCATTTTGATTTAATAGATTATCATTCTGATATACCTCAAACACAGTAGGCTTGATACCACGAACAATCCTATATGAAGTAGAGCCAATAGAAAACTCAACCTCTACCACAAGTTCTTTCTTGTTGATAGAGTTTAGCAACTGAGGCTTGTTGATCTTACGAAATGGCTTGTTGTATAAGGCAAACGAAAGTGCATCAAGCATTGTTGATTTGCCTGAACCATTCTCACCAACAATCAATGTTGTGTTTGATTTATCTAATTGAATTTCCGTAAAAGCTGCACCCGTGGAAAGAAAGTTCCTCCACTTCAAATTTTTAAAAATAATCAAGGAAACCTCACTCTATGGTTTGGGCTTTTGTATATAGATCAGTGACGATCTTTTCCACTCTATCTTTGATATCTGTATTAGCACTCATGCTAGTAAGATACTTACGAAGAATAGTCATAGTGTCTTCTGCTTCGTTTATAATATCAGAATCTTCTTCAAGATTCAAGTTCAAATGATCTTCGACTACTTGCAAGTCATGGACGCCACGCTTTTCAAGTTGAGCGATAAACATATCATACTTATATGGATCAAGTTTATTTTTAATAATCACTTTGATATGTTTCCCTGCATAGTATGAAATATCATATTTTTCTGGTTCCTGACCAAGAGTAGCATCATCATACCACAGTTTCTGAAACATTGTAAAGGGGTTCTCGATAAATTCTAGTTCCCTCGTTTCGGTATCAAATACATGAAAACCTTTCTTGTCATTGTAGTCTGCCCAAGTAAACTCACAAGGCGAACCAAGATAATGAATATTCCCATTATTGCTGCGGTGATGGTAGTGACCACTACACACAGTATCATATCTATTGAAGATATTAGGATCATCACCATCTGACGGAGGAGCCCCAACATACATTGGGAAACCAGCCAGTTCCAAATGACCAAACAGAATTGGACTATTTGCTTCACGAATTATCCTCATAGAGTGTTCACGGTTCTCATCACAAATCCACGGAGTCATCAAAACATTAGTACCATAGAATGATACTGGCATTGGATAATTATCATATACCTTAAATTTAGGATACTGATACTTAACCAATTCGCTCAATGAATTTACATTGTTCGTGTTCTTATAATAAGTATCATGATTGCCAGCAATGATATGAAAGTCGATATCTTTTTGAGAAAGTGGATCAAGAAAATCCTCCCTCAGTCTCTTAGCAGTGGCAATATTAATATACTTGCGACGATCAACGAGATCACCCAAATGGACAACAGATTTGATAGAATGTCTACGAATATAAGGAAAAAATATTTCATTTATGAACTTCCTCATGTTGTCAAGCATAACAGGGGAGTCATTTTTGACGCCCCAATGAGTGTCGCTTATAAGTGCAATTTTCATCGAATAGAATTTTTCTTCTTCACAGGGAAATGATAATTCTTTTGTATGTTTGTGTTATGCTTATTGATTGCTGAAATAGCATAATCACGTATTGCTTCAAGCCTCATAAGATAGTTCATCTTCTCATTAGGATGAGCATATACGGAATTAATTTTCTCTACGATATCTGTGACACTTGGTGGAACCAAATGTAGGTTTTCATTATTCATAAAACTTCTCCACTCCAATTTTCTTGTCTTTACGTTTAGTAGCTTTTTCTGATTGCTTCTTATCGTATGACTTGACAAGATTCTGCATGTAATCATTATCTAGATTTACGGAAACTGTCTTCTCATCACCAATGGATTGTTCAGCCAGCATACCCTCAAAATAGAAATTCTCTAGTGTCTTCTGTTTAATATAAAGGTGTTTCTTCTCTTTGTCAATACGCCTCAAGAAGGCATACCAAATGATCTGCGTAAAATATGCAAATGGATTGGACGACTTTTCGGGATTAAAATTGTTTAAATAATTTACGCAATTCTCTAAACCATCAGATATCATTTCATCACGATAGGTATAGCTGATAAAGTTTGGCTTTAGAGATAGACGGGTTGCAATTTTGTAAAGACATTCACCAATGTAAGGAGTAATGCGAGGATGTTCTTCGCCCTTTTCATCAGCTGTCGCACAATCATTTTTATATTGAATAATAGCTGTATAAAATTTCTTATTATCAATATAATGAATACTGGCTTTCTTAATTCTTTCTTTACGAACTTCTTTTATTACTTCTGGTTCTGAAATTTCTGTCATTTTTAAATACTCGCATTGTAAATTTTGTAATCAAAACTTTCACTATTGTAGATATTTAGACGTTCCATAAAATGCAATAATGTAAAGTTTGATTTTGATTTATGTTTCAAATCATCTGCAATATCATATACTACTACAGATGATTTCTCTGTTCCTATACGAAGTCCACGCCCAATCGACTGTAGTGTTCTCACACGAGATTTAGTCGGAGAGCTAAACACAACATTATGAAGATTACGTATGTTGACACCTGTTGAAAATGTACCATAACTGGCAACAATAATAGCATTGGATTGCTGTTCGACAATGTGTCTGATTGCTTCTCGTTCGTCTCCATCAACGCCTCCATGTATGAAAAATATAGGTCTACTTTCATCTTTATCCTTTATCATATCAAACAACATCTTACCATGCTTTTCAACAAATTGAAAGAGAATAAGTGAGTTTCCTTCTAAAGAAAGTGACAAATTTCGAAGAAATCTGTTACGCCCTTCGTGTCTAACAATGAAATCAATTTCATCTTGATATGACATGCCTTTGACAAGTTTTCGTTCTTCGTCTTTGTATCCCAGAACAATTGCTTTAATCTTAAGATCAGCAACATGATTTTGTTCCATCAATTCGGCTGTCGTTGTTACCTTATAGACAGGACCAAATAATCCTTCCAGAACCATCTTGTTTGTTTGTGATCCATCCAGAGTACCAGTAAATCCAAATCTGTATCTACAGTTACCTGTTTTCTCCATAATTGATGTAAGAGATTTGGCTTTAAATAGATGGGCTTCATCTCCTATGGAAACGTCAAATTGTTCGAAATAGCTTTTAGGCATCTTATATATCGACTGCCATGTGGAGATTGTAATAGGTTTATCCGTTTGTTTATCTTGTCCCTCGTAGATTCTATGTACGTACTCATCAGATACAAAACCGTAATCGGAAAAATCAGAAGCAAGTTGAGAAACCAGAGAAGTAGTTGGAACAATAATAAGAGTACGTGCATTATAATACCTCGTTAGAAGATAGATGATTAGCGATTTGCCAGAAGCAGTTGGCGATAAAAAAACGCCTCTGTCATGCTTGATTGCATGGCGAAAGGCGTTAATTTGATAGTCACGGGGAGTCAGTGTCAACTCACAGTCGTTAAGAAATTCTCTTATATTATCATCAGAAAGAGTTGTCAGATTTGGTTTGCAGTTGTCATCATACTCAACATCATAGTCTCTGGCAGATGCAAAGTCAGATACTTCTTTTATCAAACCAAAATACAACAACGCAGTCATTGTGTTGTAGAGTCTTATCTTACCATCCCAAAATTTATTACGAACGGCTGGAATGAATTTAGCTCCAGGAACTGTGAATGTGAAATGGTCACAAAGTTCTTGTGCAACAGATGGATCACATGTTACTCTAGCATATACTTCATTTACTTTGGTGACATATAACTTGTCACGCACCTACTTTAAATTTTTCAAATTCAATTGCATTCTTAATCTGAAATCCTCTGTCTTTAATTGATTTAATAATTGATTCAAGTACATCTACCTTCTCTTGTTGCATAGCAATTCTTAGATTAAGATTGATAATATCTTGATCAGCTTCGATATGCATAGGAACATCTGACTTCAACACATTCAGTTGAAATGGTTGCCATCCGTGTTCCTTTAAATCTTCTGGTGGCATTATACCACGATAATAATCATTTTTCAACTTAATAAATTGCTTACGATCTTGTTCTAGCTTCTTCAACAACATATTTTCATCAGAGAAAATACGAAGATATTTACTATGCATCTTTGGAAGTTTTAAGCTTTCATTTCCAAGTTCTGTACGATCAATATCACAATCATCACCCCACATATCGTGGATATCATCAAGCTTCATAATAAATCCTATAGTTTGTGTATCGTGAAAATTTTATATTTAAAGGAAACTGTATTGGTCACATAATTTACATCAGAATCAGTTGTTGTGAAGTTTATATCACTTAATGATACTGGAAACAAGTCTTGAAATCTAACTTCAAGGTTTGGAACCATACCACTATTCATAACAGTAAGTACTCCGTCAGAGAAAACTGTTTCTTTTTCACCAGGGTCAGCAGCAGCAACACGCTTATATTGGTTATATTGATCTGGAAATCCAAGAGCAACAATCCAATTATACACTTCAAAATAGTTTTGAAAGTCTTCATCTACCTTGAATGTCAATTGAAGATCACCATAATCCAAACGATCACCAGGAAAATCTAATACCTTAAACGGTGTTGGTACTTCAATAAACCCAAGAGATAATGAAGGAAGGTTAACATCAGTAGCAAAAAAATTCAGGTTAGGCGCTCTTGCAAGCGTAAACCTGAATCCTAAAGGTGAAAGAAAATTAATATTGTCTGGTTGATTTGCTAGAATAGGCATAGAATAAATCCTCTGTTTATCCTATTTATGCTCCTTCAATGAAATCACCAAAATTTATCTTCTCAATAATCTCAAGCTTGTCTTTGACAATTTTAAACTGCACCCAATCATCTGGGTGTGCTGTAGATTTAAAATAGTCTCTTCCACCATCAACATCTACATCATTCTTTTGGCGATAGTCCCAACGATAACGAGAATATATAACTTCATCTTCAACCAATGCTCCCATGTAAGTAGGAACAGAAGCAGTGAATCCATTTGAAATCATCAATCCGCCACGATGGGGATGAATATACATGGCGAAGTAATTTGATCCATGAGGATGTGCTTCTTCTGTATAAAAG